CGGACCTCCGCCACGAAGGCGAGCCTCCCGCGCCGGATCTGGCCGATGGCCCCGCGCCGCAGCAGCACGCGCTGCGCCGGGGCCGACCAGTTCACCCGCCAGACCTCGACAACTGCGGCGTCCCAGCGCCCGTCGAGGATGTCGGTCTCGGTGATCCGGTCCGACGACAGCACCCCTTGGGCATCCTGCGCATCGACCGACAGGTCCGACCCTGAGCGCACCTCGGACGCGGTTAGCCCGCTTTCCGGTTCGAATTCCGTGCCGTCAAAGGTGAGGGTCCGGTCGTGGTCGGTGAAACCGAAGGTCACGCCATCGGCCCGGATGATGCGCCAGCACCAGGCGAGCGTGGTCGTGCCCTCGTCGAGATGCGCCTGCAGCGCGGGCGAAAGGGATTTCACTTACGCCCCCAGCCGCGCCAGAGCGCGATCGAGGCCAGCGCCGAGGAGACGACCCCGCCTGCCGCACCGGTCAGGGCGTAGAGGTTGAAGGGCCTGAGGTCGAAGGTCCCGGTCGCCAGGTCGAAATCCGCCAGCCCCGCCATGGCGAGGCCGGAGGCGACAAGGCAGGCGAGATAGACGAGGCCGCGTGCGAGGGTCCAGTTCATGTCGGTTCCTTTCCGGTGAAGAGGTTGGCAAGGCGCTGCCACCAGCTGGGCGTGGTGGCGGGCTGGGCGGGTGGCGGCATCGGCGTGCCGCTCGGGCGCAGCAGTGCCAGCGCCTCGGCCTCGCTGAGCCGACGGATCGGCCGCGAGAAGTCGACCCGGCCGTTGCGGTCGACGGCCCAGACCGGGATGGTGCCGGTCGGGTAGATACCTTTCGCGAAGAGGTCGCGTTCCGCCTCCCGGCGGGGCCGGATGGCGGGGGGCTTGAGCCAGCCCATGAAGGCCGCTGCGGCCGCCGCGCGGTTGCCTGCGTTCAGGTGGCGCGTCAGTGCGGCCTTGGCGATGCCGCCGGTGTTGTAGTGAAAGGAGACCAGCGCATCAAACTCGTGGGGTTCCAGCGGCACCTTCACGGCGCGCAGCACCTCGGCCTCATAGGTGGCGAGGTCGGTGCGGAAGACCCGGAAGGCTTCACGGATCCCGGCATCCAGATCGGCGGGCATGCCGCGCGGCATTCGCGCCGGATCGGGCGGACCAGCGGCGGCGGTGTGGTCGATGCCAAAGGTCCAGATGTCCTTCACGTCGAGATAGGGTCCGGGCACGACGCCTTCGTGCCGGATCAGGGCAAGGAGCCCCCGGTCGGAGGTCTGCATGGCGATGGTCCTTTGGGGTGATCAGGGGGCGTCGTGGCGGCGCTCGAGCGCGGCGGTCAGCGCTTCGATCCGGGCGAGGATGTTGGCAATCCGCTCGTCGATGACGGCGATGCGGCGGTCGGCCTCCACCACCTGGTTGTGGTAAAGCGGTGAAGTCGAGAGCAGTTCGGCCACCCGCGCCTCGAGCGAGGTCAGGCGGGTGTTCTGCGTGCCCGCCCACCAGATCGCGGCCCCGCCTTGCGCCGACAGCGCGAGGGCAAGGCTCAGGTAGGCGGCCAGTGCGCCCATGCGCACGGTCGTGGGTTCCGACATGGGATCGGTCCTTCAGAGGCGGAGTTCGACGAGGGGGATCGAGGTGATCGACCCGAGGCGCTCGAGATCGAGGGTCACGTCGAGGGCGTCGGTGTCGAAGCGGACCGGGACGTCGAATTCGAAGCCCGCGGTGATGGCCACGCCCGCAGCCGGGGCGGCGCTGAAGGTGATGAGGCCGGTCGTGGTCGAGACCGACCAGCCAGAGGCTTGGGGGGTTCCATTCAGGGCGATGGTGACGGTGCCCGCGACGGGCTTGGTGATGGTGCGCGTCCATGACTGCGCACCGGAAGAGTAGCGCTTGGTGAGCTGGAACAGAGTGGCTGCCCCGTTCCCGGTGCCGATCGGCTGATTGGCTGGCCCGGGCGTCTGCGACGGCAGGCAGGACTTGAAATCGGCCCAGTCCTTGAAGCGGAAGCCGTGGAGACGCGCGTTCCTCGCCTCGAAGAAGGCGACGACCGCCGCCAGATCATCGGCGCGGCGGATGCCGTAGGCGACGTCGTAGCGGCGGCGGCTATTGGCCCAGCTGGCGTTGCGCTCCTCGGCCCCGCTCGCCAGTTCGACGATCTGGGTGCGCCGTTCCGGGCCACCGCGCGCGCCCCGGCTGATGTTGTCCGGAAAGCGGACCTCGTGGAAAGCCATGGCTTGTCCTCACATGCCGCGCCGCCCAAGCGACACGGCGCGGGCGATGTCGCTCGCGACCTGCGTGCGCGATTGCCGGAAGCTCTCGGCGTCGCGGGCGTTGATCGTGACATTGACGGTCGAGGCGCTGACTTGGCCGTAACCGGCCGCCTCGCGCCGGGAGAGGACCCGCTCCCCGCGTTGCAGGATCGCGGGCACCTCGTCGGGCCGCAGCCCGGCCCAGCCCCCGTTGTGCATGCGCGGGGCACCCGCGAAGGCCAGGGCCGGGACCATCCGGCCGGGACCGGGTCCGCCGACCATGCCGCCCGCATGCAGGATGTTTGCGAAGATCCCACCCGCACCGCCCAGCGCGCCGGAGAGTGCATTGGCTATGGCTCCAAGGATGAAGCGGCGTGCTGCGAGCTTGGCTAGGTCGGCGATCATCGAGGTCACCAGATCCCGGAAGTCGAGCTTCCCGGTCTTCACGAAGTCGCCGATGGCGTTCTCGGCGCTCTGGAAGGCCCCGACCAGCGCGCTGCCGATGTCCCCGCCGATATCGCGCGCCTTCGCGGCATAGTCGGCGAGTGCGGCGGTGACGGCCTGCCAGCCGGTGAGGGCCGTGTCCGCGCCTTGGGCTGCAGCCGCCCCCGCGTCGCGCGCAGCACCGCCAGCGCCATCGGCGGCGGTGGCCGTGTCATTCAGCCCGGCTGTCAGGGCATCGGCTGCACCCGCCGCATCCGCCAGCGCGGTTTCGGCCTCCGTCCCTGTGCTAGTCACCGCATCCTTCAGCGCCTGCCAACTTGCCAGCGGCCGACCGGCGGCATCGGCCAGCATCCCGGCCGCCTCGCGATAGCCGTCGGCCCGGGCGCGGGCGTCATCGGCCATGGCACCGAGGTCGAGGTCCGGTGGCTCGAGATAGGTGCGCGCCAGCGCGGCCGAGAAGGCATCCGCCGCCGCAGCCCCTGCGGCCGTTGCCACGCCCTCGAAGGGATTACCGATACGCCCTAGTTCCACCGGGTCGAGGATGCCGATCCGCACGCCACCTTCGCCGGTGGCCCATTCGGGCAGCAGCGCGAGGGCCGCGTTCAGGGTCTCGATGAAGCTGTTGATGCGGGTGACGACGCCGTTCAGCATCGCTTCGACGCCCGAGATCAGCCCGTTCGCGGCCTGGAAGGCGAAATCGCCGATCGCCCCGGGCAGACTGCCCCAGATCGCCACCGCGGCGTCATAGGCCCCCTGGAAGATCGCTGCCGTCCGGTCGCCGAAGCTGACCACGCCCGCGATGGTGCCTTCGAGGGCCGAGAGACCGGCTGCCTTCAGCCCCTCCCACCCTGCCGCCATCCGCGCCAACGCCGCGTCCAGCGACAGGCCGATCCGCGACCAGACCTCGCGGGCCAGTTCGCCGAGAAGCCGGAAGGCCTCGCCCACGCCGCCGACACGGGCGACGAGCTGCGAGAACTGGTAGACCAGTTCGCCCGCCCCGACGATCAGAGCGCCGATGCCGGTCCGGATGAGGGCGCCGCGCAGGAATACGAGTGCCGTCGCAAGACCACGCACCGACAAAGCAGCGGCCGCCATGCCTGCGACCCAGCGCCCAGCCATGACGGCCGCGACGGTAGCGGCATAGGACGCAAGCCTTCCAAGGTTGCCGATCAGACCGTCGATGGCCGAGCGCAGGATCCCTCCATCGGAGGCGAGCGCCACAAAGGCATTGGCCAGCGCCTCGATGGTCGGGGCGACGGCCACGGCGATGCGGTTGCGCAGACCCTCGAACACCAGCGATACGGTACCCAGCGCCAATTGCGTGCGGCGCAAGGCTTCCAGCGCATCACCATCCAGCACCGCGCCAAGGTCGGAGGCCTGGTCGCCGAGGCGGGTCATCTCCGCTCCGCCGTTGCGCAAGAGCGGCAGCAGACGCGTGGCGTCCGAGGCCATCGCCTCCAGATAGAAGGTCATCTCCTGCTGGCTGAGACCGGCGCGTTCCAGCGTGTCGACGTAGAGCTGCAAAGCCTCCGGCCCTGACAGACGTGCGAATTGGTCGGCCGTCACGCCCACGCGGGGCGCGACATTCTCGAAGAAATCCGCCATCGGCCCGCCGCCGGTCTGGAGGAAGTCGCCCACCCGGTCGTTTACGTCCTTCAGGATGTCGGCCAGCTTCTCCTGCTCGATGCCAACGGTCCGAGCCCCGGCCGACCAGCGCTGCAGCGCCTCCGGCGTCGCATTGGCGACCTGCGCGAACTGACGGATCTGCGCGGCACTCTCGGCGGTGGATCGGACGATCAGCCCGAGCGAAGCCGTGGCCGCCGCTGCTGCGGCCCCGAGGGCGAGGCCCGCCCGGCGTGCGAAAGCGGCCAGCCGGGTGTTCGCCAGTTCCATCTCGCGCGACAGGCGGCCGAGGCCCTTCGCCCCGGCCTCTCCGACGCCCTCCAGTTCGGCACGCACCTGGCGGCCGCCCACGGCGGCGAGCCGGACGGAAACGCGTTTCTCGGCCATTGGATCGGGGCTCCGGGTGGAATGGGGTCAGTCGCAGTTCGCTGCGATGTGTTCGTTGACGCGGCGGACCATCACCGCCTCGAGGGCGGGCAGCAGTTCGGCGATGGCAGGCGGGGAGATGCCGAGAGCCGCGCCCAGTGCCAGCGCCGCGCCCATGTCCCAGCCGATGACCGCGCCGGGGATGACGCGCATCTGCCCCCCAAGACGCTGCGCCAGGTCCCAGACCTGCATGCCTTCGAATGTCAGCGGCCGGTTCAGCCGCGCGGGGCAGTCGGGACAGGATCCTGCACAGGCCGTGCAGTAGCCTTCGCCCCCGCCGAAGGCCCAGTCGGCAAGGGCGCAGAGGCGTTTTTTTCCGCGTCCAGCAGGAGGGCCTTGGCGACGTACAGGGTCTGGAACGCCTCGAAGGCAGGCCAGATGTCGAGAAGCGCGTCGATGGCATCGGGACTTGGATCGATGGGATTGCCATCGGCATCGCCGATCCCTTCCCATGCAAGGATCGCGCGCCGCGCCAGCGCCTTGGCCATGGCGAGTGCGGCTTCCTCGGTTGCCGCCCCCTCGGGCAGATCGGCAATCGCCGGATCGCCACGCGCGGAGACCATCAACGCCGTGGTCAGCGGGCGGAGCCGGACACGCACGCCGGGGATGAGGTCGCACCACTGCGGCGCGTTCGAAAGGTCGAGGGTCAGCATGGCGGGCCTTCTCAGTAGGTTGCGACGGTGTTGACGAGGACGGCGGTGCACATCCGGGCGGGGCTGGTGGCCTTGGCCGCCTGCCAGTCGAAGGTCGCCTGGATGCCCTGCGGGCCCGGGATCTCGATGCGCGGTCGCGGCAGGTAGACGGCGTGCGCCGTGAAGGCGAAGCTGGCGTTCGCGCCGAGGCTCCAGGCGAAGACCAATTCGCAAGGCGTGCCGTCGATGGCCTGCGTGATCAGCGTGGTGTCGGCGAAACGGACCTCCACCCGGCCGGTCAGCGCGGCCATGCCCGGGTCAGCACCCTCGATGCGTCCGTCGGAGCGGATGGTCTCGATTCGGTCGAGGCCATTGGAATAGGTGACCTCGGCCGAAATGACGTTGCCGAGCGGTGTGCCGTTGCGGGTGATCGCCCCGTTGAAGTGACCGAACCGCTGCAGGGCGAGCGTGGTGGGCGTGCCGGCGGCCGTGGAAGCCGCAACGTTCTCGCCCTGCGCCACCAGCCGCGCCGTTGCGGTCAGCAGGCCGGAGCGTGCCATCTGCCACGACAACTGATCGCAGACGCAGCCGGTGTACATCGCATAGCGCGGCACCTCCGGCATCGCCGTCTCGATAGCCATGCTCGGCAGCGTCCAGCTGCCGGACTGGAAGGTGTGGGTCTTGGGCGTCGTGCCGGTGGTCGTGGGCTGACCGAAGGCCGCCTTCAGCCAGAGGCCGAAGTTCTCGACGTCGATCGGAACGACGACGTCCCCATCGACCGTGACCGCGTCCCTGATCGGGGCGAGCGGGTCGCGTCCCTGGCCCAGCAGTTCCGAGGCGATCAGCGGCTGTTCTGAGCCGAGCGTGGTGCTGGCAAAAGGCACCGTGCGATAGCCCGAGGCGGGCGCAGTGCCGTAGACGGTTTCGAACGCAAGCGCCATCTGCGCCCGCGCCCCATGGGCTCGTGCCATCGTAGTCTCCTTTGGTGAAGGGGTCAGGCCAGCGGATCGGCCGTGGAATAGTGCAGGATGACCGGGATCACCGCTGCCTTCAGGCTGGCGGCACCTTCGACGGCCAGATCGACCGGTCGAGGCGCTTCGGCCTCCACCCAGTCGCAAAGGCCGCCCAGCGTCCGGTCGGCGGCAATCGCCGCGCCAATGCCGGCGCAGAGGGTGCCGAAGGCAGCATCACGGGTGGCTCCTTGCACGACCGCCTCGATCTCGGCCCGGTGCTGGTAGTGGTAGCGCAGGGGCGAGAGCGTGACCTCGGGCTCCCCCGGCTCGCCGTCGCGCAGGATCAGGAGGCCGGCCGGGGGCACGCGCTCGGGCAGCACGTCACCACGCAGAGCGGTGGCGGGCAACGCCGAAAGCCGCGCGTGCAGCGCGGCGAGGATGGTTTCGCGGGGGGTGGGCATCGATCTACTCGGGCCGTTCTTGCCAAATTAATGCCTCAGGGCTATATAGCTTCCAAGACATGAGGATCGCATGCCGTGGACCGTCTCGTTTGCCGAGGAGTTCGAACCGGAGTTCGACGCACTCCCACCGGAGGTTCAGGACGCGATCCTGGCCCGCGCGCTCCTTCTGGAACGCGAAGGGCCGACACTCGGACGTCCGCATGCCGACACCCTGACCGGGTCGAAGCATGCCAACATGAAGGAACTGCGCTGCAACGCCGCTGACGGCGTGTGGCGCATCGCCTTCGCATTCGATCCCGACCGGCAGGCAATCCTGCTCGTCGGCGGCGACAAGTCTGGCGTGAGCGAGAAGCGCTTCTACAAGCAGCTGATCGCGAGGGCCGATGAGCGGTTCGACCGCCATCTGGCGAAACGGAAAGGATGAGGACCATGGCACGCACCCTAAAGGACAAGCTGGCCACGCTCGATGCGGCCCGTCGCGCGGGCATCGAGGCCGAGGCAGACCGGCTCCACACTGAATACCTGACCCTGCAGGAACTGCGGAAAGCCAAGGATCTGACGCAGGTCCAGCTGGCCGAAGCCCTCGGCATCCAGCAGGCGACCGTCGCGAAGTACGAGCGCCAGAGCGATCTGCTCCTTTCGACTCTGTCGAGCTATGTGCGCGCGATGGGCGGCTCGCTCAAGCTGATGGTCGAGTTTCCCGGCAAGGCCCCGGTGGCTATCGAGGGGCTCGGGGAGACCGAGGAGCCGCGCCGTCGCCGTCGTGCCGCGCGCGACGACGGACGCGCCGCCGCGCGCGCGTGATCACCCGGTTCGCCCCTCCACCCAGTTCGCCACGATCAACCCCGGCACCGCGTCATGCGCCCGCTCAGCATCTCGCGCCAGGTCCAGCCGCTTCGGCAGCTTGACCTGTGGCACCAGCAGGAAGATCGGCGCGGTCACGAGGGCACGGCCTGTCTTCGACCGGGAGGCCACGGCGCGACCTTTAGTGTTCAGCCGCCCTTCGGCCACCAGAAGGCTTGGACCCCTGCGGCGATAGATGAAGCGCAGGCGCAGACCGGTGCGGCGTTCCCATTCGCCGGGGGTAATCCGGCCGCCGCGCAGGGACTTGCCTGCGGCGGGCGTCGGGATCGCAAGCCAGAAGCCGTTCTTCGAGCGGATCAGCGGGCCGGTGTCGTGGGCGCCGACGATGACCGGGGCGTTGGACCACACCACGGCGGCCGCGTTCAGGCTGGGCGTGGCCTTGGGGAACTGCGCCGACCGGATGGTGCGGGCGAGCCGGGGCCCGAGGCCCGCGCCGGTGATCTGCAGTCGCCAGGCCGCCTTCAGCCCTGTCCCGGCCTCGCGGATCGCAGCCGACACAGCCCGCTCGCCCGCCGCGACCTCGGCCGCCATCATCGCGACGATGTCGGGATCGATGTCGAGCTTCAGTCTCACGCGGGCCTCAGATCCACGGTCCAGACCAGGCGCTCGCGGTCGCGGACCGGCTCGCCCTGGATGAGGAAGGCGTCGCCGTCGATCTCTATGCGGTCACCGGGGCGCGGGCTCGCCACCTCGGCCACGCGCAGGTCGATCCGGATGGTCTCGGACCAGAGGCGCGCGTCGCCGAAGTCGGTGATCGCATCGGCACGCCGGGCGACGATGCGCACGAGGACCGGCGCACCGCCCTCGGCGACGTAGATGGCATCCCGACCGATGTTCGGATCGGCGAAGAGCGCGCCCACGGCGGCAGCGAAGGCGCTCATCAGAACGCCCCATTCAGACGCACCCGGCCGACCACATCGCCTGCGCCGCCTGCAACCGCCTCGGTCGCCACGCCGATCAGCGTGTTCGAGGTGGTGACCTTGGTGGTCTGGCGGACGGTGTTGTCCCAATAGATGCAGTCGCCGACCGCCCAAGCCTGCGAGCCGAGCTTCTTCAACTCGTAGACGCCGACGAGCGCGGCCTCGACCGCCTCGCCGAGGGCGGCGGTGCCGGAGGCCACGCCGAAGATGGAACCGACGAGCAGGCCATCGCCCGCGGCGACGGCGTAGGGCGCGGTCAGGGTGATGGTGTTGCCGGGCTGGACGTAGGTTTTCATGGGGAGGATCCTCGTGGAAAGACGAAGGGCGGACCGAGTGGACCGCCCGCGTGTCAGGATTCAGCATCGGCTGCGGGTTACGCGCCCGGGTTCTTGTAGAGGCCGCGCCAGTCGATGGCCTTCGCCCCGAAGTCGAGGCGGCATTTGATCTCGACCCCGTCGACGTCGAAGCCGTTGCGGGTCTCGATGTAGGCGCCCTGCTGGCCCTCGAGATAGGCGTATTCGATGGTGTCGATCTGGTTGGGCGATGCCGCCAGATACCAGGAGGTGGCGCTGGCGGCATAGAGGCGCGGCTCGCTGATCGGCGCCAGCGTGCGGATCGACTGCGGTACCACCTTGGCGCTGTCGGCGGGGACGAGGTTCTGGGCCACCAACTGCTCGGCCTTCAGTTCAAGGGCTGCGGGCACGATCAGGAAGGCCGGGCGGATGTTCAGCACCGTCTTCTTGTCGAGGCCGGTCTGCAGCGCCATCGCCGCCCGGGCCGCGCCGACACTGGCGACATCCAGCGCCGCACCGGTACCGGCGAGGTTCTTGTGCGTGGTGTGGAACAGCGCGTTGCCGTCGGCCATCGCCGGGTTCGAGGTGATGATGCCCCAGACCACGTCGCTTTCCAGTTGGGCGATGGAGTTGCCGTACATCGCCGGGATCCGGGTGAAGGCGTCGAGATCGTCGTTGATCAGCACCTGACGGGTGATCGCGACGACGCGGCCATAGGTCTTGACCTTGTAGCTTTCCTTGCTCTCGCCCAGCGTCCCGCGCTTGAACTCGCCGCTTTCGCCCACTTCCAGAAGCTGCGGCGCCTCGCCCAGCTGGACGCGGTGCATGGATTTGAAGTCGGTGGCCAGCACCTGGCGGCAGAAGAGCGAGAAGGTCCGGGGATAGGCGTCATAGGCCTGGCGCAGGGTCTTGTTGGTGACCGCCGAGAGGATCTCGGGGAAGTCCGAGGTGGAATGCAGTGCACGCGTCGCCACCTCGTCACGCGACAGGCCGCGCGTGTTGACCCCCGCATTGCCGAGGCTTTCGCGCGCCAGTTCCAGCAGCGTCATGCCGCGATACTGGCGCGCGGCATCCTCCAGCGGGAACAGCGTCGGGCTGTAGCGGTGCAGGAGCGCGTTCGCCACCGCGTCGCGGCGGGTGATCCGCTCGTCCCGGCCGCCGAGGGGGACCGACACATGGGGGAAAGTCCGGGTCTCGTCGGACTTCGCGGCGACCTGGTCGAGGATCAGGCGACGGGACTCGTCGACGCTGACCCCACGCTTGACCAGGTCCTCGGCGAAGCTGCGCTCGAGGTTCAGGCGGCCCGCCAGATCGTAGATGGTTGAGACCCGGTCGCGCTCGGCCTCGCGGGCGCGGGTGGCGATGGCCTCGGCGTCGGGCGCGGCGGTAGGTTCCGGCATGCGCGCGGTGGTCGGTTCGGGCTGCGCCGGGGCCGTTGCGGGTGTCTGGCGGGTCTCATGGTTGGCGGGGACATCCCCGGCCACGGTGGTCGTGCTCTCAGGCATGGATGCCTCCTTTTGCATGCGGGTGTCGACGATCTCGACGGGATAGCTGGCCTGATCGGCGGCGCGGACCTGCGCGCGGGGATCGGCGGGTACGGTCACGAAGCTGACCTCGAGCGGGGTCCAGCGCTCGACGATGCGCTGCTCGACCTCGCCCTTGGCGGCGGGCTCGACCACCTTCACCCGCTCGATGGAATAGCCGACCGAGACGTTCCGGATGATGCCGTCGCTGATCAGGCCGAACATGCGGTCGGCGGCCTGGTCCAGCCCTTCGCGGGGGAAACGGATGGTGGCCTTGCCTTCCTTGCCCTCGATCCAGGCGCGTTCGACCACGCCGACCTGCGAATGCGAGGACCAGACGGAATGGCTGTCGAGCGCCGGGGCCCCGGCATTGAGGCGCGTCAGGTCCACCGCCCTGTCGCTGACCTCCAGGATCTCGTCGAAGGGCACGGAGGTGTCCCAGCCGGTCCAGCGTCGCCGCCGAACGGCCGCGCCGGTGGTAAAGACCACGTCGACGGAGCGCGCCTGGGTGTTGACGGTCGCAGGCAGGATCGGCGCGCGCCGCAGCTGCATCGGCAGGGCGACCGGGGCCGCCATCATCGTGTCGGGCATGGCCCTATTCCTTCTCTGGTTCGGATGCGGGGGCGGCCGGGTCACTGGTCGGCTCTCCAGTCGGGTCGCCCGCCTGCGCACTGCCGGTCTTGGTGACGCGGCGTGGGTCGCTGTCGAGCACGAGGCCGAGGCCGTCGAGCTTGGCGTTGGTCGCGGCGATCTCCGCGAGGACCGCATCCGGGTTGTGGCCCTGCCGGGCAATGGCCTGCGCCAGCGTCATCGTGCCTGTCCGGATCGCCAGCAGGTCGGCCATCGCATCCTTGTAGGGATCGACGGCATCGAACTTCGGCGGCGACCATTCCACCGGCACGTCGGGCGTCGGGATCTGCCCCGCTGCCCATGCAGCCTCGGTGAACCAGCGCCAGACCGGCGCGCAAAGCATCGGGATGAAGAGCTGCCACTGGACGGCGTCGATGATGCGGCGGAACTCCACGAGCCCCGCCCGGATCGAGGAATAGTTGACCTGGGACAGGTCCCCGGTCAGCAGCTCGTAGGGCACCCGGAACCCGGCCGAGATCGTGTGAAGGCTCGCCCGCTTGTATTCGCCATAGCCGCCAGTGGCTGCGGGCTGGTTGAACCGGATGTCCTTGCCGCCGCGCGCATAGGCGATCAGCCCCGGCTCGAACTGCTCGACCCGGTTGCCGTCGGCATCGACCACAGAGGGCGCGATCCCCTGCTGCGCCTCGTCGTCGCCGAAGACGATGGCGGTGACGCAAGCCTCGGTCTTCTTGCGGACCAGTTCCGCCACCTCGTAATCGTCAAGATCGCGCAAGCTGCGGGTCACCGGCGCGCCCCAGGGAACGCCGCGTGCCTGCGTGCGCTGCTTCTCGTAGACATGGGCAATCTCGGTCGCGGGGACCGGGCGCGACCCGAGCCCGCCCTGCAGCGTGCCCCAGGCATCGCCGGGGTGTGCCGTGTGCAGCCAATAGGCCCGCCGCTTGCCAAGTGCGCCGTTTGAGGGCATACTTCTTCTATGATGATCGTCCCAGAGCGACGTCAACTCTCAGGCTATTGGAGATGACTAGAATATTTCAGCTTACAGAATACCATAGAAATGTACCGGACGAAGAACTCATTGCCGATCTTCGGCGGGTCGCAATCACACTCGAAGGAAAGCGACTTACGCAAAGAGCCTATAAGAGGCTTGGGAAATATAGTCCGACAACAATCACAAATCGCCTTGGAAACTGGAATACCGTCCTAACGCGAATTGGCGCTCCGATCAGCAAGAGGCATGCGATTCCCGACGAAGTACTTTTTCATAACCTCGTCACGGTCTGGCAGGCGCTCGGAAACCAGCCTAGACGCACGGACATGAATTGTGAGGGCTCACGAGTCTCGTCCAGCACATACGAGAGCCGCTTTGGTGGCTGGCGTCGCGCCCTGGAGGCCTTTGTCGAGTGGGCAAACGCATCAGATGAATTATACGATTTGCCGCGATACGAGAAGCCCAAATCTAACAGGATCAAGCGCGATATAAGCTGGCGATGTCGGGCGAGAGTGCTAATGCGGGATGGTGCACGTTGCCAGTTGTGTGGGGCAACTCCGCAGAAAGGGGCAACTCTGCACATTGACCATGTTATCCCTTTCAGCAAAGGAGGCGGAAACGAGATCGAGAACCTTCAAGTCCTCTGTGAGTATTGCAATTTAGGCAAATCCGATCTTCAGCCATAAAGCGGTCCTCGACTGAGTCATAGTCCACCGACTTGCCGTCATAGCTGACGCGGGTCGTGCCGCTGGCATAGGCCCGGCGCAAGGCGCCCAGCTCTGTCTCCGTCCAGTCCATGCCCTTCGCTCCCGCTCAGTGCGTTCGTTCCCTCGCGACGCTCCACTGGAGCCTCGCGTCCGCTGCGCGGACCGGTCCTCACTCAGAAACATCCTCCGCGTCGGCCCAGCCAATCCGACTGCCGCTTTCCTTGGGATGCGGATTGCGGTCGATGGACCCGCTCCGCCGTATCCTCCGTCGTCGGCGCGGCCCCGAGCTGATCCTCGAGATCGCGCCATTTCTCCTCAGACCAGCGATCCGCGCCCGCGATCCAGGCGGCGGCGCGGGCATAGACCCGGCAGTCCAGCGCCTCGTTGCGCTCGCGCAGCTTCTGCCATTCCAGCCGGGCGAAGCCGCGCTTGGTGCGCACCGTCACCAGCTGTTCGGCCACGAACTGCTTCAGCAATTCGTTCTCGACCCAGTGCGGCAGATGCACCGAGCCGGGCGGGAACGCCGCCCCGTCGGCGATGTCCTCCTCGGTCGGGCGCGCCAGCCGCAGGAAGCGGTAAGTCTCGGCCTTGAAGGTCGAGACCGCCACGGTCCAGAGCCGCGCGCCGCGCCGCAGCCGCTTCCCGCCCTCGGTCGCATCGACGAAGGTCGGCCCCGACACCGGGCTCGAGCGGTTGAACCCCTCGACGCCCTTCACCGGCGACACCTGCGCGAAACCTTGCGCCCGCGACCAGGAATAGACCGCCGGGGCCTCGTAGCCGGTGTCGATGGCGAGCCGCGCAATGCGCAGATGCGCGCCGCGCTCGTGCGGCCAGGACCGGTCGAGCAGCGCGGTCAGCTCCGACCAGGCGTCATGCCGATCAGGGCCGCCTTCGATGACGACGTGATCGACGAGCCAGGACTCCAAGCCACGACCCCAAGCCCAGACATCGACTTCGATCCGGTCTTTCTGGACGTCGGCCCCGGCGGTCAGGAACAACCCGCCCGCTGGTACCGTGCCCGGCTTCCATGCCTCGCGCCGGTCATAGAGCCGCTGCCAGTCCGGCGCTTCGCCGCTTTCGACCCAAGTCTCGCCAAGGATCGTGTTGCGGAACGCCTTGATCGCCTCGTCCGACCCTTGGGCTGCTTCCCATGACCGCACGATCCGCTCCCAACTCAACCAGCCGATCGGTGAGTACAGCGCCGAGAGGTGATACCCGACCGTAGTCGGGTCGGCGGCAACGGCCGTCGCCCGCCATTCACCCACCTCAAGCATCGCCGTCTTGTGGTGCTCACCGATGGGCTGATCGCAGCCTTCGCAGTGATATTCCGCAGTCTCTGGCTTGCCCTTCTGCCAGCGCAGCCGGTCGAACTTCAGCCATTGCATCGCCCCGCAATGCGGGCACGGCACGAAGTACCGGCGCTGGTCGGACGCCTCATACTCGCGCTCGATGCGCGACAGCCCCCGAATGGTGGGCGTCGAGACCAGCAGCACCTTCCGCCGATGGGCGAAGGTCAGCGACCGCGCCTCGGCCAGCGTTACCGGATCGCCTTCCTCGTCGGCCGAGGCCGGATAGGCATCGACCTCGTCGAGAAAGATGTAGCGCGCCGGGGTAGATCGCAGCCCGACCGCCGAGTTCGCGCCGGTCATGATCAGGATGCCGCCCGCGAACTCCTTCGACAGCATGGTGTTGCCCGCATCTCGCGACCGGGCCGGTTTGACGCGGTCCCGCAGTTCGGGGCTTTCGTCGATCAGCGGGTCGATCCGCTGGCGCGAGTTGCGCTTGGCAAGTTCCACCGTGGGCTGGACCGCCAGCATCGGGCCCGGCGCCTGGTGGATGGCGAAGCCGATCCAGTTGTTGCCCGCCTCGGTCGCGCCGACCTGCGCGGCCTTCATGAACACGATGCGCTGCATCGCGTCGCCGGGCGACAGCCGGTCCATGATCTCGCGCATGTAGGGCGTGCGCGCGGTGCGATAGCGTCCCGGTTCGGCCGATGCGCGACCCGACAGCATCCGATGCCGGTCCGCCCATTGTGACACTGTGAGATCAGGATCGGGCGTCAGCCCCGCGCCCCAGGTGCGCAGGATTTCCGCCGCGCCGTCGAAGTCGGTCAGATCACCGTCATCGGAAGTCAGGCCGGACCTCGGCAAGCTCGTCGAGGTGGGCACGGACATGTTTCTCAAGGACCTTCTGCATCGCGGCTGGCTCGACGCCAAGATCGGCCGCCATCAGCGCCGCCGCGCGCGCAGGCCAGTTCACCCACGCGTCCCGCACCTCCCGCGCGAGGCGAAACACCAGCGACAGCGCCCGGGCCCGCTCGATCAACTCCCCCTTCAGCTTCTGAAGCCGGATCCGCCGTTCCTGCGCCTTCAGCACCTCGTTCGCGGTCTTGGCCTGCAGGAAGGTCGTGCCGCCGCCGACCGCAGGGACTGCCAGCCCCTGTTCGCGGAGCGTGTCGCCGACAGCGGTCACCGCGGCCTCTGGGACAGGCTTCAGCTTCGGTTCGGGCGGCTTGCGGGTTTTCGACGGATCGGTCGCATCCGCCCGTCGCGCATCGCTGGCCACCGCGTTGATGCTGCCGTCGGGATAGAGGACCAGCCGTTCGGCCGTCTTCGCCTTCTGGATCGCGCCCCGCGACAGCCCGACATGGGCAGCGTACTGGCGCTCGCTCATGCCCTGCATTGGTGGCTCCGATTATCATTCTAAACCATGCGCTTATCGAGTTGATAAGCGTCGCGGACAGAGCGAACGTCACTCCAACGAAGCGATGCAACTCGACCCAAGGAGCCACCAGAATGACCCGCCGCGCACAGGAGAACACGAAAGCCCTCGACGCCTTCATCGCAGCGAAGACCGAGATCGACCTGATGCTGGAACGCCTCGCCGCCCTGAGCGCAGACCATTTCGAGACCCACCCCGACGAGATCAATTGGGGCCATGTCGGCACCCTGAACCACTACCGCGCCAAGCTGCGCGAGATCAGCGACAGCGCCTTCAGGGAAGGCGAACACGCCATCTGACCACCTCCGATGCCAAAACTCACGCCGCGCGCCCAGCGCGGCTTGGGGTCGTAGGAGGGCAGCGGCAGTCGCGGCCCTGAGAACGGAGACGACCCCATGACCCAGATCCAGCTGACCGATACCCAAGCTGTTGTCCTCTCGGCGGCCTGCGCGCGCGACGAAGGCGCGGTCTTTCCCGTCACCGCCAAGCTGAAGGGCGGCGCAGTCGGCAATGTCTGCAAGAGCCTCCTGAAGCTCGGGCTGATCGAGGAAATCCCCGCCACCGACCTCAACACCGTCTGGCGGCACGACGAGGAGCGCGGCCCGATCACCCTGCGCGCGACGCCGCTGGCACAGACCACGCTCGGGATCACGGAGGCTGAGGCCACCACGACACCAGCCGAAATCGTCACCGCACCGGTCCTGCGCCGGAAAGGCACCAAGCAAGACGTCCTTATCGAAATGCTTCGCGCACCGGGCGGCGCCACCATCGAGGAGATCGCAACCGCGCTCGAATGGGCTGGTCACACGGTCCGAGGGGCCATGGCGGGCCCCCTGAAGAAGAAGCTCGGGCTCGAGGTGACCTCCGAGAAGGTCGAAGGACGCGGGCGGGTCTACGCCCTGAAGTAAGCGCAGAACATCTCGACGCGCATCGGAAAAGGCGCTATATTCGCACCTAATTCGATGCGCGCCGGGAGGCCAGTCATGAACATCACCAAGGACATCAGCCCGCTGACCGAGTTCAAGCGGGATTCGGCGCGTCTGATCGCGCAGATCAAGGAGACCGGTCGGCCGCAGATCCTGACCGTGAACGGCAAGCCTTCCGTTGTCGTTATAGATGCCGCCGCTTGGCAGGAGATGCAGGACCAGCTCGACTATGCCGAAACGGTCGCGGGGATCCGCAAGGGTCTGACGCAGGCCCGTGCCGGTCAAGGTACCGACGCGGGCACGTTCTTCGACGGCCTCGCCAAGACGAAATGACTTCCCCTCTCCCGGTGATCATCACGCCGAACGCGGCGGATGATCTGACAGCGTCATGGACTTACCTGCGCGATCGCAATCCTAGGGCGGCGGACGAATGGCTGGCGGGCATCCGCGACACCATCCTCGCCCTTGGCGCGATGCCCGACGCGCATCCGATTGCCCCGGAGTCGCGTGAATTCGATGTGGCCGTCCGTCGCGCGCTCTACGGAAAGGCGACGCGCTGGCGGATCTACTATGCCGTCATCGACGGTGCGGTGCGGGTTCTGCACGTCCGCCATGGTCGCCGGAGCGATTGGCAACCCTGACCCGTTCGAACAGCCGCCGCAGGACGTAGGACCGCGCGATGCTCACCAAAGTGAACGCCGCGCCCATCTTCAGGTTCTGCGCCAGTGTCGTGTGCAGCCCGAAGACCGGGAAGATCATGATCTGCGTCACCACGGCGACGCCGTAGCCTACGACTACATTGGCGACGGACTCTACCAGCGACATGGCGCGCGACTGCTTCATGCCGCCACCTCATCCATCGGCCAGCAATTCAGCCGCGAGAGCTCGCAGCGCATGCGCCGCAACCAAGGGGACCACGCCGTTGCCGCAGAGCCGAAGCCGGTCCACCCGGTGGGCCAGCCCATCAGCGCCTCGACGAACAGCGGGTTCAAGGTCCGGCGCGCATCGGAGGTATCGCTCCCAGCCATCGGCGTCACCAGGACCTGGCGGCCAAGCAGCCCGTTCACCGGCGTGTTGGCAAGGCTCGTCGCCCCGTCCTTGTGATCGCGCGCCGTCGGCGTCATCCACAGCCCCGCCGAATGCGTCAGGTCGGCCGAGCGGCGATTGCCTGCGCTCGGCTTGCACCCATCGTTCGCCATGGGCGTCGGCCACATAGCGGCCGTAGTCGCGAGGTTCATCCCATGCTGGCCCGATTCCTGCGATGGCGTCGGCTTCGTCTGCCGGTTCTCGTTGGCGCTGGCCCGGGGCGTCGGCCAGAGCCGCAACAGCTCCGTCCGGTTCCCGCCACTCGACCGGGTTCCAGAGCAGGCGCGCGGGGTCGGCCAACTCGTCCCCGTCGCGGATCGCAAGGATGAACAGTCTCTCGCGCTTGTGGGGTGCGCCGACCTCCGCCGCCGTGAAGAGGCCTGCCGCAAGGCGGTAGCCCATGCCGACCAGTCCTGCGGCGACTTCGGGGAAGCCGAGGCGGAGATGATGGGCGACATTCTCGAGGAAGACGAAGGGCGGCTCGACCTCGCCGATGATGCGCGCGACATGCGGCCAGAGGTGGCGTGGATCATCGGCACCGAGCCGTCGGCCTGCGACCGAGAACGGCTGGCACGGATATCCCGCAGTGACGATGTCCACCGCGCCACGCCATGGGCGGCCGTCGAAGGTTGCAACGTCGTCCCAGACAACAGCCTGATCCATGGACGCGTCTTCCATCCGCGCCACGAGAGTGGCTGCGGCGAAGGTTTCCCGTTCGACATGGCCCACAGCACGATATCCGGGGATGGCGATGGTGAGCCCGAGATCGAGACCGCCCGCGCCGGAACAGAGCGAGAGGCCGAACAGGCATGCGTCTCCGACCCCGGAAGCGCGTCCGAAGGAAGATAAAGCCAGGTCATGCATGTCACGCGGCGGCTTCGGGTTGCGTTTCAGGCGCGGTCGGGGCATCCCCCAGCCGCTCGCTTCTCACCTGCGCGAAGGTCCGGCCGTCACCGTCGAGGATCGCATTGCGGCCGGTCTCGGCCTGCCAGCGTTCGACGGCGACATCGACATAGGCCGGGCTGATTTCCATCGCGAAGACGCGGCGGCCATTGGCCTCGCCTGCCATGACCTGCGAACCAGACCCCGAGAACGGCTCGTAACAAAGGCCGCCCCGTGCTACGTGCTGCCGCATCGGGATCCCGAACGCGTCCAGAGGTTTCGGGGTCGGATGGTCGGGCCGGTCGTCCTTCGCGAAGCTGGGCAGCGCCCAGGTCGATGGCAGGGTTTCCTCGGCCACCTTCGGCGGGCGGTTCGGCCGACGCCACCCCATGAAGCAGGGTTCGTGCTTCCAGAGGTAATGCGAGCGGGTGAGCACCCCGCGGTCCTTCACCCAGATGATCTGCTGATGGACGAAGGCCCCGGCCTTCTCCCAGCAGGCTTCCAGCATCGCCTGGCGGCGCGAAGCGTGCCAGCAGTACCAGGCGGCGTCCTCGGCGATGGCTTCCGCCACGGCGGCGGCGATGAACCCGTCGTAGAGTTCCGCCCCCTGCGAACTGTCGTCCCAGGTGGTGCCGTAGGACGCCGACCAATCCTTGTTGCGGGTCGGATGGTTGGAGCCATCGTAGTCGACGAGATACGGCGGGTCGGTCGCGAACAGCACCGCGCGCTCACCGTTCATTAGACGTCGTACATCAGCAGTGCTGGTGCTGTCGCCGCAGAGGAGGCGGTGGTCGCCGAGGATCCAGAGATCACCCGTCCTTGACGCCGGATTGCGCGGCGGTTCGGGGATGGTCACCGGCGGCACGGAGCCCCCGGCGCCACCTTCTTCACCGTCCCCCTCCGGCACGAAGGCCAGCAGCTTGTCCAACTCGCCGTCCGAGAAGCCGACCAGAGACAGGTCGAAATCCTCGGCCAGCAGGTCGTTCAGTTCCGCCGACAGCAGCGCCTCGTCCCAGGTGCCGAGTTCGGTCAGCTTGTTGTCCGCGATCCGATAGGCCCGGCGCTGCGCCTCGGTCAGGTGCCCGATCACGATCACCGGCGCTTCCGTCAGACCGAGCTGCGTCGCTGCCAACACGCGGCCATGGCCCGCGATGAGCTCGCCGTCCTCGGCCACGAGGCACGGGACGGTCCAGCCGAACTCGGCCATGCTGGCGGCGATTTTGGCGACCTGGTCTGCGCCATGCGCCTTCGCATTACGGGCATAGGGCTGGAGCCTGGCCAGCGGCCAGGTCTCGATCCGCTCTGGGGCGAAGCTCAGCGTCATGGTCGGGTGGTTTCCGATGTGATGGTGGATGCTGGCTAGATTCCGGACACTGGACGCCGCGCTGGACTCCACTCGGGGTCCAGCGGCGTCCAGGGTATCCAGCCCAAAGGCCAGTGTTCATTGGGGTTTGCGCGGGATCAGATGGATCAGGCTTCCGGGTGGCTTCCCAAAAATCCGGCCCTGTCGCTAGCGATGCGCCGCGCTTCGCCCGCCAGCATACGAATATGGCCAGGAAGGAACCAAGATATCAGTGGGTTAGCGGGATGGACCCCTCTGGTTCCCTGTCTGGACCCCGGAAGCCAGCGGCGCGGCCTTTGCCTGCGCGCTCCTCTCCCGAGCATATCCCTTTTCTAGCGCCCCGGTCGGAAACTGTAAGGCCCTGCGATGTACACCGGAAAATTCGGTCACAGGACGATTGTCCTTGACAGCCGGTTCGCGTTCTCGATCACGAACTGCTGCGACCGCCGGGACGACGGCACGCGGCCGTTCAGCCGCCAGGTGATCAC